CTCGGTGCAGCTTTACCTGATTACTGGAGTCGTTGAGCCACCACAGCCCCTTCAACCGATCATCGTTCTCCATGATCAGAATCAGGTTGTGCAGCGTGCCCTCGACATTGCCATCGCGATTTCTAGTGAGGTGCTCCTTCCAGGCGTTGGGGTCTACCCCGCCACCGCCTGGCGGTGGCGCACCGCCACCATCGATCACTGTCATCCTGCGCCTTGTCCCCACGCTCATTGCCGCATTGCCTTTTCGTAGCCCCGCGCCAGGCGCAGGTATTCTCTTGCCCGCTCCCGGCGCAAGCTCCGAGAGTGCTCATACGGGTTGTCCAGGGCGGCCTGCGCTGCAGTTCGGTAGGCGCGGGCAAGCTTCGCGTTGGAGTGCAGCAGGCGCTCCTCCAGCCTCCTGTCATGTGCCATTGGCAGCCACCACATCGACCTCAACGACCCGATTCGCCGCCCAGGCTGCGAGCTGCCGAGGCGTCCAGCCATCGCGTTCCAGTGCATCCGCAATGTCCCAACCATCTGGCTGGCCCGTCACATCCACAAAGCGGATGGATCTTGCGCCTGCCCGCTTCAGCAGCTGGGCGACTCCCGGCTTGAACTGATTGGCATCGTTGCTCCACCCCAACATTGCCTGCTGCCCAGGAACGTCGGCATCGGGCCAGAGCACGCAATCCCGGCCGGCCAGTGGCGACCAGTCCGCTTTCGTGACGGCCTTCCCGCCTCCCGACCAGCTGATTGCCGCATAGCCGGGGAATGCACGCGCCCCCACGTCCCGACACTTCTCTCCCTCTGGGATCAACACCGGCGCGTCGGGTTTCGCAGCCAGGGCGTCCAGCCCATACAGCGGCCGCGCCCCGGGAAAGCTCTCAAGGCACCACTGCTTCTGCCCGGCCGGTCCGACGCACCAGGTCACTTGGGGCGTCCACTTCTTCAGCTTGCGGCTGTCGTGGTCGATGAACTCACAACGCAGCACGTACCCAAGGATCTGCCCTTCCGCGTTGCGGTAGGGAAACACCCTGGTCGGCTTCATCCTGCGGAGCTTGTCGCGCTTGGCGTTCCAGATCGGCACCGTCCAGCCGCTGTCGGTCAGCAATGCGGGCGCATCATCAGGCACGGGTAGAATGGGCACCCACTTCACCCGCAACGATTCTTGGCTCGGGAGTTTCTCGCGCTCTGCCGCGACGCCCAACTGACCGCCACTGAGCTGTGCACATGCCTCAAGGAATCCGATCTGCAGGTGATGCACCAGGAAGCCGATCACGTCGTCATGCGCGCCGCAGCCGAAGCAGTGGTAGAAGCCTTTGACTTCGTTGACAGTGAAGCTCGGCGAGGACTCATCGTGAAACGGGCATAGACCGCTGTACTCCCCACGACCAGCTGGCCTGAGCTTGACGTAACGGCCGATGACATCGGCGATGTTTGCCGACTCGCGTATTGCATCGGTGTCTACGCAACTGTTCGCCATCAGCGGCGCCTCGCGGCTTGTGATTCGCGACGCTCGATCATCCACCACTGCACCCGCAGGTACTCGGCTATTCGCTGCCGGCAGCCAACGCCACCCGTGCAAACGCCTGGCGCCTGGCAGTTTTCTGCGATCTGCTCGATCTGTGCGCGCCATTCTGACCGTGGCTGACGGGCAATCAGCAGGGCCTGGTGCAGACATCGATTCACACCCAACGGATACCTCCTTCATCGAGCTGGCGCTGGGCGCTATCTCTACGTTCGGTTTCTTGGCGAATGCGCTCGCGTTCTGCCAGTGCTTCATCGCCTACTAATCCCGGCACCGCGTCGGTCAACGCAAGTGCCGCCAGCTCCATCGCTTGCCGCGCAGATGCGCTGGCCTGACCACGCCGTCGATGCCTGGATCGATGGGCGTGGTGGTTTGGCACGTCAGTCCTCCAAACCCTGCCGCGCTGCCGCACGGAACGCGTTGCGCTCCAAGCGGTAGCAGAGCCTGCGCACCTCGCGCGACAGATCCTGAAACCGATCCGCCTCAGGGACGGTCAGCCGCTGGTCGGCCAGAGCATCGATGCCTGCACCAGCCAATGCCCCTGTCAGCTTGTGCAGCTCCAGCAGCTTTGCCCGGATCGCGGCCAGCTCATCAGGCCAGCCCCCCTTGGGCGGCGGCGGCACGTAATCGACCATCAGGTCGTATTGGCCTGCGAGGGAGCATACCCAGTCAGTGGCAATCTCCTGCGTACCGACGAACAACTGCAGGTAGTCCGTCAGGATCTCTGCCATCTCCATAGAAACCGACTCACCATCGATGCCCCGAAGCTTCTTCCGAAGCGTCTCCGCCGATATCGACTTGCCACGGCGCTTGCTGATGTGCGCTGCCGCATCCTGCAGCCCGCCAGGGGCGCGTGCCACTGCGTTATGTAGGGCATCCCGCCAGTACAGGTCAGAGCGGAGGCAGGTCATGCTTCCCCCTGAAATACGCCACTGATCATCGTGGGAAGGCTGGTTGCAGGTGCTGCAACATTGGCGCCATGGCAGAGATCATCAGCTTTCCGCAGCGCATGCACTTCACCGCGATCCGCACGTACGCCGACGCTTCGGGTTGCGGCGGCGTGGTCGCGGTGTTGTTCGCACCGGCGAGCCTGGCTCCTGCAGGCCGGCGACTTCATACCGTTTCAGCCGGCCAGATGTCAGGGCGGATTGCTGCCAGTGCCAGCGGCTCGCATCCCAACGAACTGCCGATCTCAACCGACGCCAGCTGAATCTTTCGCGCCAGGGTCGGACTGGGCTTCTTGTTCCTCCATCCAGTTGCGCACTGCCACAGGTAGCCCTCAGAACTGCCGGTCATGGCAGCGAGGCGCCGCTTACGTTCGGGATCCGAAATGAAGGTGAGTAGGTCCATAGGGGCAGTATTTAGCCCGCAGCTATATAGCGTTGTCAACCTACTGGCGAAACAACCGTGTTTAGCTACTAGCTACGCTTCCGGTATGGACGCCATCACCGCCAGACACATCAACCTTCAGGCCCTGGTCGCCACGCTCAAACCCCAACTGGGGACGCAGAAGGCGATCGCCATCCATCTGGATATGGCCCCCTCCTACCTCAACCAGCTTCTGAGCGGGAAGAAATTAGGGGATGACGCCGCGCGCAAGATCGAGCGCGCAGCCGGGTTATCACATGGCTGGCTGGACCAACCAAGGTCCGACGACGCTGCTGCAGGTGCGGCTGCTGCCGGTTCTCAGGATCTGCGAATCGACCCTGAGATCATCGCCTCCGCGATCAGGCTCGTGAGGCTCACGTTCGCCAACCTCGGGATTGAGGACTTCAGCAATGAAGAAGACGGTACGCCACTGGCTTATGCCTACGAGTACCTCTATCACCGAGGTGAGGCGACGGTAACACCCGATAACCTGATCGACTTCAGCAAGGCTCTTGCGCAAAGGCTCAGGGAGAAGGATGGAGAACCAGAAGAAGGAACCCCCGGCCGCCGGGACACTCGAAGCATTGGCCCAGGTGATCGCCCAGCGCGTCGTAAGGCGTGATGGGCAAAAGCCGAAGCTGCGCTTGGTCGAAGCCCCTAGGCCATCAACCGTCGATAACGTGACGCGAGACTGCATACTCCGTCGTATCCGCTGGCTCCGCGATCACTACAACCTCGGCTGCTTGATCGACCAGGCAACGTTCAACACGCCAGGAATCGACTGCCTTGAAAACGATGCATTAGTGCGTCTGCATCGGGAAATGGAAGCCGCCAGGGAGTGCTGCATGGATGGCGTGCCATTGGATGAAGCTGGCTTCATCAGAGACGTTTCCATCCAGGACACCTGGATCTGAACCAAGGCAAGTGGGCGCGCTAGGCGCCCACTCCTATGGCGTGCCGGTACCCGAGTACTTTTCCCGCGTGGCGCGCTCACGATCACTACGAGCTTCGCCACACCGCCTCCTGGCTTCGGCCATCTGGCTGTCGGCCGAAATCCTTTCCGCTGTCTGAGCCTGCTGCAGGCTCGCAATCTGAGACCGTATCCCAGACGCGTACGTGGCGCCTGCAAGGTTATTCATTGCGGTGGCCAGTTCGCGGTTCAGAGCAAAAATCTGGCGTGACATATCCCGCCCCCGCGCGTTGACCGGGCCGTAGATCCTGCTTTGCTCCGAAGACAGGCAGTTGCGTTCGGCTATGCCGGCATCCGCAAGCTCTGTCGTTTGATACACCGCCGCGCGATTGGCAGCCTCGCCCGCACTTTCCGTGGAAGCTCGGTTAGAACGCAGCTTCATCGGCGTTGCGCCCGCTGAACAAGGGGCTTGCGAGTAGACCGTCTCCCCGTTTGCCCCCTTGCACTTGAACACCTCTGCCGAAACCCCAGGCGAAACTGCAAGCGCAACCCCTAGCACCACCAACCTGCTCAACATCGAAGCCTCCCTGGCCCCTGTATGCCTGGGAATTATCGGGCGTGGCCATCCCTTTTTCAGTACCAAACGGAAAATTTAGCCTCCAGCTATTGCAATGAAGATTTAGCTATGGGATAAATTCTCTCGCCGGCCAATGACCGGCGGGCGACCGGCGGGTCGCCACCCGCCGGTCCCTCCCCTGACCGGCAGTAGCCGCCCCCTCGGCAACTGACCCGCCGGCGCCCTCCTTCGAACAGGAGCGCGCCATGTCTCATCGCTACGCCGATCCAAGCCCCTGCCTGCTGCCGTTGTTGGCCGTGAAGGCCCTGCGGGCAGTGGCAGCACGCGATCACAGCACCGCCCGAACCCTGTGGGTTCGCAGCAAGGGCGAACACAGCCGCAACCAGCTGCGCCGCTCCCGGCGCATGGGCGTTGCCAGCCTCCGACTGGAAGCCTGCTCGCGCGACATGTCTGCTGAGGTGCGGGCATGAGCGCGCTCACTGCAGCCGCGATCCTGCGTCGCCTTGATCGCGAGGCGTTCAGCCAGCTCTGCGCTGAGGCCGCCCGGCTGGCGGTCGAGAACGAGGAACTGCGGCAGCAGCTTTGGCTGGCGGAAGACGCCGCACGCGCTTGGCAAGAAGACGCGATGAACCTCCAGCAGGATCTTTGCGAAGCAACTGGCGGGCACCCTGGACTCACCGTCGATGGCTCGCTCGTCGTCGTACCGAACTGCGAATCGTCGGCCGAGGTGCGGGCATGACGCGCTGCGCATTTGTGGGCGAACGGGAACAGGTGCACCTCGTGCAGATGGCCGGCTCTTGCACCCTGACGATCACATATGACCAGGGCGAGCGTCAGTTCTCGCTGGCCCTCCGCCGCAATGCGACCGCCCGACAGAAAGCGCGCGGCATTGATGGCGCCACATTGACCCAGCTCACCCTTCTACCGGACCGCCTGATGGGCATTCGGAGGGACAACCGCGGCCATCTACTGCTTAAAGCGGAGAGCACCATTTTCTGGGTGCCCGAGAAGGAAGCCGAGGGCCTCAACAAGTGGCTCAACCTGCTGAACCGCCTGCTCCTCGCATCTTCTCAGTCCAGCACCGACGGAGCGACGCAATGAGCCGCCGCCTCCGCATCGCCTGGCTGGCAGTTGCACTTCTGGCTGCCGTTGTCGTGCCGCTGCGCATCGCCGAGATCCACGGCGCCCACGCCGACCGCAATGCGGCCAAGGCCCGCTGGGCAACCAGCAGTTCGGTGAGGGGCTGACCATGCGCCAGACCTCCCGCCCGCTGCCTGCATCGGTTCCCTCCTGCGGCCACGGCCATCGCCCGCAGATCGTCACCACCAGCGGCGCACCTACCGGCCATCGCCTGGGGACGGCCTGCCCCGACCTGGTCCACATCGAGTGCCACCGCTGCGGCATCGCGACCCGGCCGGTTCCCTACGACCGTGCCGCGTTGGCCGAGCTGCGCTGGACCGACAGCACCTTGGCCCACTACCGCATTCCGATCTCCCACCTCGCCCGCCACCGCGGCGAAGTGCTGGCCGAACTCGCCTCAGCCGCCCCTTCCACCTCCATTGCAGCCTGACCAGGAGACACGCTATGGCCGCCACACTCAAGCCGAAAGAACGCGCCGCGCTGCTGGCAGCGCATGCCGCTTCGGACCACGCACTGCACCGCACCCGCGCAGGTTTCGCGCCCACTAACCGACCGGAGAAGGTCTTCACGCGCCGCGTCATGAACTGGCTGGATGAGCGCGTGCTGATCCGGTACGACGACCCGCAGCTGCCGCGCAAGGCGACCTTGACCGCCACCGGCATCGCCGCCGCCGAGGCAGAGATCGCCAAGGCACGCGACCTGGCGCTCACGGCATGAGCGTGCAGCCCATCCTGCCAGTGGAGCAGCAGTTCGCCACCGGCCAACAGGGCGAGTCGCTCGTGCTGATGGTGTGCCAAGGCTGGCTATGGGCCGGCCTCTACACCGCTGCGCCACGCGAGTCGCTCCTGAAGGTCGCCGCCAGCGCCAGCCGGAGCGTCGGGGTATCGCACCACTCGCTCACCCTCGGCGGCGTCACGTTTTCCCTCAACCGACTTGCCGCACAGGCCGCGCATCGCTGGCTCGACCGCCAGGGCGTGCGCGTTCGTTCGATCTCCCCCAACCACCGCGCTACGCGCCGCACGCGAGGAATCGCCGCATGAACCGTTCTGTTGTCATCTACGGGCCGCAACGCTGCGGCAAAACCACCAACGCGCAGGAGCTGCGCGAGCACTTCGGCATGAAGGACGTATTGGACGATTGGGATGGCCACACCGCGTATCCGCTCCACGACACGCTCGTCCTAACCAACAATGCAGATGCGCTCGCGCACGTCACGTCGCGCGTTCTTCATCACGGATGCGCAATGCGCGAACTGCTGGCGGCGGCGCGCGCATGAGCGAATCGCACCCGGCAACCGTCACAGAACCCGGCAGGCCCGGCAGTACCTACTCCGATGGCCCGGCATGGCACGCCTTCGGCCTCAGTCGCGCGGCCTACCACGTGGTGCCGCGACGCACCCTGCAGTCGATGCCGGTCGAGTGGCAGGCGCGCTTTGTCGCGCTGATGCAGGAGGCCCGTCAGACGCTGCCTGATGAGGCGTTCCCCGAGTACCAGGTGATTCGGCTCAAGGACGGCAAGTACGCCAACGACCCCAACCGCCGGTACCGCCGCACGCCGCCGTTTCCCTGTCGCCCCGCCGACGAAGCGCATGCCGTCTGCAATGCACCGCTCGCCGGCGCCTTCGTCAACACCTTCACCCAATTCGATCAGGCCCGCCAATGACTGCGAACCTCACGAAACTCCCTACGAACTGTCCCGTCCTGCGCGACGCATTCGACACGATCAGCGCGATCGCCGTCGAAGCTGTGTGGCTGCCGAACCAGGCTAAGGCCATCACTCTCGCTCAGGCCCAGACCGCGCTGCGTGACCTGCATCATCGCCTGCCTCGCTTGCAGGATCTGCGCGTGTTCGAAGCAGCCGTAACCGCCTATGTCTCGACTCTGCGAAGCAGCATGCAGGACGGCGATACGCCGCTCTGCGATACCACCCGGGCCCGGCTGGCGCAGGCGACCGAGCTGCTGGAGCTGGTCAGGAATCAGACCAGCACCGTGGTCGATCCAGCGGACCCATGGCGCGGTCTGTACCACCCGAGTCGCCTCCCAGCGCGAAATGCCGACGGCGAGATTCTGTGTCACCCCGACGTGCCCGTGTGGGCTGACGGTCGCGAGGTATCGCTGCGACCACTGTTCCTCGCACAGGGATTCGACCTGCAGGTGACGTTTGGCGACTTCACCGAAGAAGCCGTGGAGACCGGCGACCACCGCTACTGGGACGAGATGCGCGAGTGGCAGCCCATTGGCCCCGGCGCAGATTGGCGCCTGGTGTGGTTGGGCGATACCGAAGATGGCCCAACCGCATGGTTCGTGCGGCCCCTGGCAATCGAAGCGCTCAACAAGCGCGAACTATCCACCCCCAAGTCTGCGCATCACACCAAGCACCACACGGCCTGATAGCCGCACTTCAACGCGACATCCATCAAGGAAACCCAATGAACGCCATCACCATCCGCACCAAGGGTGAAGCGGAGATCTTCATCTCCAGCGAAACCCTCCGCCCTGGTCATCTGATCGAGCTCGATGACGACCAGTCCATCGACCAGTACGCCACCGGCCACACCAAGCTGTTTGCCGACGGCACCAGCGCTGCGGGCACCGACCCGCGCACCGACCACGTCGCGGTGATCGACCACGCCACCGGCCTGATGTGGGCGGTCAAGTCCATCGGAGACAGCGACGGCGACCCGATGAGCCAGGCCGACTGCGAGAAGGCTTGCAGCGAGCTGCGACTGCTGGGCTACGACGACTGGGGCATGCCGACCCGCGCAGAACTTGCCGCCCTGGTTGATGACACCCGCCACGAGCCGGCCATCGATACATCTCTGTTCCCCGGCGTGCTGCCCCGCTGGCATTGGACCAGCACCCCGGCCGCCTGGTCCTCGGCGTCCGCGTGGTACGTCAATTTCGGCGGCGGCAGCGTCAGCCACGGCCGCCGCGGCTACTACGGGTTCGCGTTGGCCGTGCGTCGTGCCGGTCAGTAATTGGCCCTTTTGACCCGTTCCCTGGAGCAACCATGAGCCCCATCACGTTCAAGAAGATCGCCGCCGACGGTTCCGAGCTGCCGGACACTGCCACCGACCACGTCGCCGTGCTGCTGCCCGACTACGGACTCACCTTCACCGCCACCAACATCGTGGACAGCGACGTTCCGCACGCCGAGTGCGAGGCAGCCGCCAAGGCCCTGGACCTGCTCGGCCACACCGACTGGGATCTGCCGACCATCGAGGAGTATCTGCTGCTGATCGACCGCAGCCGCTACTCGCCGGCCATCAACACGGACTTCTTCAAGGACATCCAGAACGACTGGTACTGGTCGAAGACCCCGGCCGCCTGGTCCTCGGCGTCCGCGTGGTTCGTCGATTTCGACCTCGGCCTCGTCGACTACAGCCTCCGCCTCCACGACGGGTTCGCGTTGGCCGTGCGTCGTGCCGGTCAGTGATTTGATTTTCTGCTGAGGCTTTCCCGATGACCTCTCGTTTCCAGCCCCCACCCATCATCAAGACCGCCGAACACATGGCGGTCGAGATCGAGAACGCCGTGCGCCGGTTCGCTCGCTACCATCGCTACCAGATCGGCAGCGACCTGCGCGCGCGTTCACAGTTGGTGTTCATCAACGCCAACAATGCCTGGCGTGAGCGCGCCGAGCAGGCGCGGTGGGTGGCGGTGCTGGTGCGGGATATCGATGCTCTCAAGCAGCTCCTGCAGATCGGCAAAAGGGTTGGCGCCTTCGCCAGCTTCCGCCAGTTTGAAATGCTTATCCGCCTGGCCGAAGAGCTGGGCATGCAGGCCGGCGGCTGGCGCCGCCGCCTGCGCGAAGTCTCCCATGCCCAGAATGCGCAAGCCGATGGCGTCGCGCAGCGCGGCAAGAAACTGAGTACCCGTACCGCCCTTGCGGGGGCCAACTCATGACGAACCCGCGCTATCCGCATCCGGGCTGCGCGGCCTGGTCGCAAGTGTATGGGGAGGCGGCCGCCTGGTCCTCGGCGTCCGCGTGGAACGTCAATTTCAACAACGGCAACGTCAACAACAACCACCGCAACAACAACGGGTTCGCGTTGGCCGTGCGTCGTGCCGGTGAGTTTCAGGGAGAGGTAGGCCTGCAGGAGTTGTACCAGGCATGGCGGCGCGCGCGCCGCCAGAAGGTTCCGAGCTTCAACCAGCTGCGCTTTGACCACCGCTGGGCCGATGGGCTGCTGCAGCTGCAGCGCGAGCTGCTGGCCGGCCGCTGGGAGCCACGGCCCTCGACGTGCTTCGTGGCCACCCGGCCCAAGGCCCGTGAGATTCACGCGCCGGACTTCGCCGACCGCGTGGTGCACCACTGGCTGGTGCCGCAGCTGGAAGCGCTGTGGGAGCCGACGTTCATCCACGACAGCTACGCCAACCGCAAGGAGCGCGGAAGCCATGCGGCTGTGCGCAGGGCCCAGCAGTTCGTGCGCCAGGTGCACAGCGGTCAGGGCGGCGGCTGGTATCTGCAGCTGGACGTGGCCAACTTCTTCAACACCATCCACCGGCCAACCCTGTGGCGGATGCTGCGCACCCGGCTGCGGCGCCGTAGCGCACCGCTCGTGGTCCAGCAGACCACGCATGCACTGCTGCGCCGTTCGCCGCTGCATGCGGGCGTCCATTACCGGGCCACGGCTACCGAGCAGGCACAGGTACCGCCCCATAAGCGGCTGGCAAACGCCCCGGCCGGGCGCGGCCTGCCGATCGGCAACCTGTCCAGCCAGTTCTTCGCCAATGTCTACCTGGACGCGCTGGACCAGTTCGCCAAGCACGTCCTCAAGGCCAAGCGCTACCTGCGCTATGTCGATGACTTCGTGCTGTTCCACCACGACCGAGAGCAGCTGGTGGCTTGGCGTGACCAGATCGAAGCCTTCCTGCGGGATCAACTCGGGCTGAGCCTGAAAGCCGAGCAGAAGCTCTGTCGCCTCACGGACGGCCTGGACTTCCTCGGTTACGTGATCTACCCGACGCACACGCTGGCCCGGCCCCGCGTGGTCGGGCACCTGCACACCGCGTTGGCCGAGTGGGAAGGCATGCACGTTCAGGGCGACAAGCTGCGCGGCACCCCAGCGGACTTCCGTGATCTGTCCGCGCGCATCGCCAGCTTTGCCGGCCATCTGCAGCACGCCAGCAGCCACCGGCTGATGCGGCGTGTCCATACCCGATTCCCCTGGCTGTGCTCTGCAGCCCGCCCGCGACGGTTCAGCCACAAGGCAGAGCGGCGCATCCACTCGATCAAGTGGCACCAGCACAAGGAGCAGAGAGCATGACCAAGGAACGCCCCATTCTATTCAACGGCACAATGGTGCGTGCCATCCTGGCTGGCGCGAAGACGCAGACCCGGCGCGCGATCAAGCCGCAGCCCCTCGAGACCAGCTTCTTCGATGCCCCAAGACAGTACCAACCTACCTTTGTCGACGATGGCCAGCTGCGCGTCGCGACCTCCAGCGGCGCGCACCTGCTCACATGCCCCTTCGGCCAGCGCGGTGACCGACTGTGGGTACGGGAGCGCTTCAAGCCAGTAGCCAGTGGACAGGTCAAGAACGGTTATGGAGAGGTTCGCTACGGCTATGCCTACGAGGCTGACTCCAGTACCCGCTGGAACAGGCGAACAACCACCATTCACGACCTGTCCGGCCAAACCAGCAAAGGGCCGATGCAGTTCCAAAAAGGCCCATGGAAGTCTGCCATCTGCATGCCTCACCGAGCCTGCCGCTTGGTGCTGGAGGTCACCGACGTGCGTGTCGAGCGGCTACAGGCCATCACCGAGGCCAATGCCATCGCCGAAGGAATCCGCATCGACAGCGATGGCGGGTTCCACGTTGAGAGCGGCACCCATTACAGCAGCAGCCCCATAGGGAGCTTCGCATCCCTGTGGAGCAGCACCGGCGGCGACTGGGCCAGCAACCCCTGGGTGTGGGCCATCACCTTCAAGAGGATCGACGCATGAGCAACGACAAAAAGACCCTGGCGGACGCGCAGCCCGGTGGGAGGGTGAGGCTGGGGGATGCCGTTCTGCCCTGCCCGTTCTGCGGTGCACCCGCTGAACGCATCGACTTCGGTATCGGGTCGGGGGAAAACGAGGGCGGCTCGTGTATCGCGTGCACCGTCTGTCAGCACAGCGGCCCCATTGAGTTTGGCTTCAAGGAGAACTTCGTTTCCAACTGGAACCGTCGCACCCTCTCCACCCGCCAGGCGGAGGGGCGCAGCTTCCAGACTGCCGTGGCCGAATGGATGGGGCAGTGCTTCCTGCCGTCGCTCTACAGCAACATGACCGAGCGCGGCGACCGGCTGCTGGAAGAGGTGTTGGAGCTGCTGCAGGCCCACGGCTACGACAAGGCGCGTGTGCGCACGCTGGTCGACTACGTGTTCGAACGCCCGATCGGCGATCCGGCGCAGGAAGTCGGCGGTGTCATGGTCACCCTGGCGGGTTACTGCTGGGTGGCGGGCCTCGATATGCACGTTGCTGGCGATGCTGAGCTGGCTCGCATCAACCAGCCCGAGGTGATGGCGAAGATCCGGACCAAACAGGAGGCGAAGAACGCCCTGCACTTCGACACGCCGCTGCCGGGCAATGTCGCCCGCCAGCCGGTGGGGGAGCCGGTGGGCTATGCCTGCACCAACTGCGACCGCACGGACGAGGTGGCCATCTGCCCGACCTGCGCAGGGATGGCATGGGACAACGGCCGTCTGCATGAGTTCCACGAAGTCCGCGAGCTGAGCACCAGCCTCGGTGAGGGCGTTCTGGATCATCTGCTGCCAGACGAATGGCATGAGAAGCCGCTGCTCCGCTTCCAGGGCGCATTCGACGAAGGCGACCGCAGCGTGGGGATTGGCGAACGATGCGGAAACGTCTTGGCCGCGGACCAATCCGGCACGGTGCTTGGCGACTATCTCGCCGCGCGCACGGCCAAGGAAGGTGGCCAGTGAGCAAGAGCGACTATCCCGACTACCCGCCGCAGCGGGCCCGTAGGCACCGCATCACGGTTGGCGAAGCAACCTTCATCGTGACCAGCAACGTGGACGGCAACAAGCGCTGGATTCGAGAGGTGCGCCACGTCCGCCGGCATCGGAAAGGCGGCAGCGCAGAAGTCTCCATCTACCCGAATGGTGGTCGGAAGCCTTCGGCCGCGCTGGCATCGCTGTGGGCTCACCTGGGCATTGATCCTGATGCTCGCTGGAAGGAGTGCGCGGCTGATCACTCGGCGTTTCCTGCCAAGCGGTCGATCAGGACCGCAATGGACGCCGTCGATGATGCGCGCAAGAACGCCGCAGCCGCTGCCTTGCTTGCCGCCACTGGATGGACGTGGGTGGACGATGGCGCAGGCCACTGGCAGGCCCAGCCCGCGCAGCTCGTGGGACCAGGGCAGATGCCGCACGGTATACGCCTGGTCGAGATCCCACGTCGCAATGGGCTCGATCCGATCAACGTTTTCGTGCAGGACTACGAGCTGGGGCGTGGCCGAATCGTGGTGACCTGCTACGGGCAGGCATGGTGCGGGTTCTGGGGCGCTATGGGCGACCGCACGGTGATGCAGTTCGTTGCCGCGTGCGATGCCGATTACGTGGCCGGCAACATGCTCAGTGGCCGGCATGAGCACGTGAAGAAGCATGAGCGCACATACGTGGAGCGCATCGCCATTGAGGTGATCGCCGAGTTCCGCGCCGTGATCGACGGAAAGGCGGTGGGCAATGGGTAACTACATCGGCCACGTCTACCTGGACGTGCGCGGCGCCCTTACGAACATGAGCAAGCGCGAGCTGGCCAGCCTGTTCTCCAATTCCAGCACCGGGCGCGGGCTCACCGCCGAGGAGGCGCGCAGCGTCCTACTCGACCACCTGGAAGCCGGTCACAAGGTCATCCCGCTCGGAAAGCCCTGCGAGGGCTTCGATTACGCCGGCGGCGGCTGCCCGGGGCATGAGGTGACCAGCAATGGCTGACCAGACGAACACCACCGCGCTGCCGGCCGCCGAACTGCAGATCCTTCGCCACGCCTTGGGCGTCGGCGACGGCGGCTTGAAACGCAGCTATCGCAACCACTTCGTCACCGGCGAGGGCGGGGCCGACCACCGGCACTGCATGGCGCTGGTCGAGCGTGGATTCATGGTGCAGCGCGCTGGGAACGCAATCACCGGTGGCGACGACCAGTTCACGGTCACCGCTGCCGGCCGCGCAGCGGTGCAGGAACACACTCCGCCGCCGCCGAAACTGACCAGGTCGCGGCAGCGCTACCAGCAGTTCCTGCGCTACGACGGTGGCGTGACGTTCGGCGAGTATCTGAGGGGCTGGCGATGAAGGCGCTCACCACCGACACGGCGGCGCCCATGGCTGACCAGCTGCTCACCGCTGCACCGTGGGAAGGCCAACCTGTCATCGATCAGGACCTGGCATTCAAAATCGCCGACGGCATCGTTTCGCGGAGGCTTGCAAAGGGGTGGTCGCGTCAAACCATCCTATCCAGCATCGAGGCAGGCCCCACTCCATGCAGGCGTGCGTTCTACCTGATGCGCGGCGGCATCATCGCCGTCGCCCTCTTCCCGATGACGCAGTTGAGCGATATGACCGGTCGCGGAAACTGGTACTCAATCCGCGACTTGTTCCCGCCGCTCCCTGATCGCACTCATGCGGGTACTGAACATCTGCGGCCGTTCCAGGTCGGTGACAAGGTATGGGCTTGGTACAAAGACGAGCCCAGGGCTGATTACGGTCAACCCGATCAGCGGGGCGACGACACCAACTGGAGTCGTTGCTTTCCGCTGTTTACCGTCAAGAGCGTGACTGGCCCACACCTCGAATCGGGAAGGTTCGCGGGTCGGCCGCACTACCAGGTGCAGCTCAGGTATCGCGAAGGGCCGCCCGCCGGTCACTACGACGCGGGCTACCACGACGTTTGCCCGATCAATGGGCGAGCCTGGCAGATGCGCGGCGACGGCGACTACCTGCAGCTGGTGCAGCGTGCACCGCCTGCGGCAAAGCCTCGCCGCGCTCCGACGGCGCCGGAATCCGCCCTGACACCGCCGCCGGCGCTGCCGGCCCAACTGGACCTGTTCGCATGATTGGAGAGGTTCTCCAGTTCCAGGATTTGCAAGAACTCTGCCGACCCGGTGAGCGCCCACGCCTGTCCACGGTAGAGGCGTGGGCTCGCGGGCAAGGGATTCGCTACAAGTACGACGGCAAAGGCGGCATCTGGACGACCGCCGCAGCCATGAACGCTGCGCTCGGACTGCAGCAGGCGTCCAACGACACGTATGGGACTGACCTTTTCTGATGGCACCACGTCCGCGAAAGCATAATCCGTCCATCCCGCCACACATCGACCAGGCGAAGATCCCAAAGGGCGTTTACTGGGATGCGACGGGTCGTGGTCGCTGGTACATCTTCGAAGCCGCGACTGGCATTGACGGCCCGCGAAAGGCTCGCAGAACGGTCGCCGGCCCCGAGGCCAAGCTTTCCGAGCTGCATGGCCTCATGGAATCTGGGGAGAACACCGGAACCGTTGAGTGGGTCTGCACGCAGTACCACGACAGCGCCAAGTTCAAAGGTCTCGCAGCAGGCACACGCGCCGACTATGAGTCAGCGCGCAATGTCTTGGTGGGCTACCCCACGAACCTGGGCGTGCCCTTCGGCAAACTCCAAGTGAACAAACTGCGTAATCACAATTTTCAGCGCCTTGTTGATCGAATCGAATCGGCAGGGACACCCACCAAAGCAAACAAGGTGCTGCGGTACTCGCGGCTCGTGTTCCGCTGGGCATTGAATCGAGGCATCGTGAACCACAACCCCGCCCAGGGCCTGGAGCAGGCTAAGGAGCGGAAGCGGCAGCGACTGCCCACCGATGACGCATACATCAAGTTGCTGAACTTCGCACAAGAGCGAGCCCAGCGTGCCGCAAGAACTGAGGGCGCAGTTCCACCCTATCTCTGGATGATCATGGAGCTGGGATATCTCTGTCGCTTGCGCGGCATTGAGACCCTCACCCTGACTGAAGCGCAGGATACCGCCGAGGGCCTGCACACCAACCGACGAAAGCGCAGCCGGGATAGCCTGGTGGAATGGACGCCGAGACTGCGCTGTGCCTGGGACGCTGCCATCGCGCGCCGGGACGCCATCATCAAGCACCACGGTTTGCCCGTGCAGCTTCGCGCGGACATGCGTTTCCTCTTCCTGGCAGAACACGGCGAGCCCCTGCAGAAGACCAGCCTGGACAGCACCTGGCAGCGCTTCATCCAACTCGCTATGGGCGCCGGGGTAATCTCCGCCGAGGAGCGCTTCAGCCTCCACGACCTCAAGCGAAAGGGCGGTACCGACACCGCCGGCAACCGTGCTGAGCGCCAGGATGCACTGGGCGTCACCGACGCGATGATGAAGGTCTACGACAAAAGCGTTCCACGCGTGAAGCCCTCCACGATGAAGGATCGCTGAGGCAAAAATGCGGGATGATTTACGGAGTGAATTACGGAGGCGATGAAAAAAGCGCCACTAGGGCGCTTTAAGTC